CTTCGGTTTCCTCCTGTTCTTCTTCGGGGAATTTATCGAGGAACTCCCCGAGGTTTGTGTAGATGGACTGCAACGTGCTGCGGTTGGCTTTGCTCATGGCCTTGCCAGCCTTGATGACGGCGCAGCTTTCGAGCGATTTTGCAACGGGCTGTCCTTTGGTGAGCAGCTCGGTGACGATGTCGTTGAAGTCATTCAGGGCGTTTCGGATGGTCTCCTCGTCCGACGCAAACTCCCAATGGTCATTCTCCCAGTTGTACCGGTACAGAACGTCGTTGAGCGCGTAGAACGCGGTCCAGAAGTTGTCGCTCTGGATGCGCTTGGTGTAGTTGTCGGCAACTTCGCCTTTCTCGACAACATCAAAGCCGAGGGCAGCGGCCATCTTCTTGAAGATGCCGCGCATACCCTTTTCGGGCTGCTCCTCCGCCTTTGCCACTCCGTCATCGGGCAGCGGGTCGTCCTCGTCGCTGTACTTTCCGACGCCGCCCATGGAAAAGCCGGTGATTTCGCCTTTCTGGACTTTCTCGAAAATATCCGGGTCGTCCACCTCGACGGTCATCATCCATGTGCCTTTCTTGATGGCCTGCTCTCCGACGCTCATATCGCAAGGTGCGACATAGCTCTCGACGACGGCCGCCTTTTCGAGCGGCTCGAACGAGTGCTGCACATCCACCTGATTGCCGTTCTTGGCGAACCAGTACGCGGCCTTGGTGATTTCCTGCTCCGTCATGCCGTCCGTCGTGTCAAAGTCAGTGAGCAGAACGCCTGCGTTCAGCTGCAGCTCCTTAAATGCGTTTTCTGGAATCTTCGTATATTTCATGTTATCGTTCCTCCATTCAGTCCTGCGACAGGTATTCTACTGTAATATTCAAATACCGCCGCTTGATGTTTTTGTCGTCGTCCTGTGCAATATTCTGGCACCATGGAGAGCCGCGCTTGAACCACATCGCGCCGCCGTCATAAGGAACCATGCAGCCGCCAAGTCCGATTGCATCTGCAATTTCCTGGGCCTTCGCATTAGGGCCAGCTTCGCTTTCCGTGTAGAACCAGAGGTTGACCGTCAGGCCGATTTCCCCGCTGTCCCACGCGCCGGTGACCAGCTCATAAGTCAGCCACGGGAAAACCGCGTCCTCCGGCACATTCGAGGCCGGATAAGCCGGCAGAAATTGGGAAAACCACGCATGAAGCGCCTTGTCCTTTGTCATTTTGGAAGGTCCTTTCGTTCTGCGGTGAAGAATTTCAGCCCGCGAATTGTCGCCCCCGCAGACTTCGGTGCTTCCCGTTCCTCCGGGTTCGACGTTACGCGGTAGGTGACGCCGGATGCAACGTCGCGGAAATAGTCCATGTATTCAATGGGGACAGTCTTGTTCACCAGCGCGGAATATACCGAGGTAACGCCCTCTTTTTCCGCTCGGCGTGCCTCCATCGAAGTATCGAGGGCCTGGTAATTGAGAAATTCCGCCCCCTCCGTCCATGTGACTTCATAGCCGCCCGCGCCATCCTGGACGCGCTTTTTCTCCATCAGCACACACTGTTGGGAAAAATCATCTAACAGACTCATATCGGGATTTGCACCTCCATTTTCAGGGCTCCACGCCCTTTATTTTTCTCCATGGATTGAGCTGCGCCCGGAAAGCCGCCTGCCAGCCGCCTGCCGCCCCGTTGCCGGTATTTTCTGCGGATTTGCTGTAACTGTACCCGCCGAAGCTTTCGCTTGTATACGGGCTTGCAGCGGCTTCCCCGTACTTCTCCAGCCATGCGGAAATCTCATCCGCCAGGGAAAAGATTGCCTTCGGAATCGCCAGCGCCCAGATGGAGCCGGTGAAGGATTCATCCGTCAGATCTGTCGCCGGGTATTGATGCAGCCCGTCATTGAACACCGAGCCGATGATCCGGAAGTACTGCCCGGACGCGACAAAGGGCAGCGTGATGCTGCCCTTTTCTACGCTATAATCGCCCGGCTGAACGTCCACAACGAACCAGTTATTTAGGTGCCGCAGGATCTGTTCCAGCATCGCCGCGCCCTCCGATTAGGCCACGGAAGCAATAAGCTTTGCGATCTGGCTGCCGTCGGTGACCTTCGCGCCGTAGACATGCAGGCCCTTGACGGCGTCGGCAAAGCGCTTTTCGAGGCGGTATGCCTCAGTCTTGATGATCTGCTCGGCATAGGTCGTCGCCGTGCTGACCTGGGCCGTGATTTCAAAATACGGCGTCTTCCCAGTGTCCGTGCCGGTGCCGGTGCGGACGTTGTTGGACATGTAAACCGTAAAGCCAGCCACGCGGCCAACCTCGCCGTTGAGCAGGGCACTCTGACCTGCGGCGGCGTCGCTCTTGGCAAAGCGGTCGTCCATCAGCAGCAGCGCATAGACCTCAGGCGGGACAACGATGGTCCGGCCGGTGTTGGGGACGTTGGCCTTGTCCAGCTTCGTGCGCAGCTTCACAATGTTCTCATACACGTTTGCCGCCGTCAGTGCAATCGGGCCGCTGGCCGCGCCGACCGTGTTGCCGGAAGCAGCGCCCGCAGCGATCGTTTTAAGCAGGTAAGCGTCCGCGACATCTGCCAGGCTATAGGCAGCGCGGCCCATCGCAGTGTCGATCAGGTCGCCTGCTGCCTGCACATTGTCCACGTCGTCGACCTGGAAGTTAAAGTATTTGCACTGGTCGATGACAAGCGTCTGTTCCGTCGTGGTCAGCGCATCGGGATCGGCAATGTCGGCGTTTTTGGTGTAATCCTTGACGGTGATCGCGCCGATGGAGTTGATGTGAACGGTGTCGCCCTGGTTGGCAATAATGCCCTGGTACTCCCGGTTGACCAGGTTCGTTGCGACGTGCGCCTTGTCCAGCGCGTAGAGGAGCCGTGCGCTCCAAAGTTCAGGGATAAAAGTAGTAGTAGCCATGTTTATTCTCCTTTCTGGCCAATGGACGCCTTAATCGCGTCCCAGTTTGCATTGATTTCCGCAGCGCTCATGCTGCGAAGCTCTTCCGTCGTGTAGCGTTTCGCCGGTGTCCCCGCCGGAGGATTGGCAGGATTCGCCCCTTGCTGCTGCATTGTAGAAACCAGGCCCTTGTAAGCCCCGCTGAGCAGCGCGTCAAGGCCCTTTGTGTCCTTGATCTTGTCGCCATCCAGCTCCAATGCTGCCATTTCCTCGCCGCAGCCGCGCATGGCAAGGTCGAGATTCGCGCCGGTGATGTTTTTGCTTTCGAAGAAAGCCCGGACAGCCTTTTCCTTTGCTGCCTTCGTTTCCTTCGCGGTGATGTTGGACTTAAAAGCCTCAAAATCCGAGTGCTCTTTCTCGTATTTCGACTTATAGCCGCCATCGTCTGCCGCCTTTAGATCGTCCAATTCCTTCTGAACGCCCGCCAGCTTTCCCGCGTCGGCCTTATATCTGCTGACATCAGCTTTCAGACCGTCCACGGTTTCGGTGTGTGCCTCAATGATGGTGTCAACCTGTTCGTCGGTCAGACCCATGCCCTTCAGCAATTTTCTGGTAATGCTCATTGTGTTACTCTCCTTTTCTTCGGGGGTCGGTTCTTCGCCCTTTGAGTTTTATAAAAACCGCTGTGCTTCGCGGGTTTTACCAAAGCAAAAAGCCAACCGCCGAGTGTTCTTCGGTAGTTGGCTTGATTTTGATTCAGTTATTTGCCTTTCAGCTCATCTTCCAAAATGCTGCGGTACTGCTGCGCGTGATCTGCAACTGCAGGCTTGAGATACGGCTGCGCCTGGTTACCGTGGGTGTAGTGCCAATTGCCGTGCGCGTCCTGGTATACCCAGGGCGTCGGCCTGCCGCCGGGGTAGTATTTACCCGTGCCTAGCTCTACGTACGGGGCGTATTCGAGATTGGAGCCGATGTAGACCGTCTGTGTTCCGGTGTCGACCTGGTGGGTGATGCTGTTTCGCAGATTGCCATTGTCCACAGGGCACAGCTTTTTTGCATACCCCTCCGCCGTCAGCCCGCACTTTTCAAGCCCGCGCATAATCGCCACTTCAAACGCTTCCTTCACGGCGTCGCTGTGGTCCGTAATCTCAATATCGCTCATGGAATTTCACCTCTGCTTCCGCTTCTTGCCGCGGCTTTGCACCGCCTCATTGAGTAGCGGCGCGAAATTGTCCCAAAACCGCAGAAACGGCGCGATATTCCAGCCGTCCCCGCTTGAAGATTTCGGAATCAGCCCCGCCTCGATTGCTTCCACCATTGCCGCGCCTTTCAGCGTCGCGGCAAGCTCCGGCTGTTTCTGTGATTTCATGTTGCAGCTCCTTTCATAGCTTATTTTTTACCGCTGCAACACCGCAAATCGCAGCGCAAAGGATAAGCCACGCCGCATATACAAACAACGGACTCAGCACAACGTACCACGGCCAGCTGACCACATCACACGCCCGCAGCACAATAAAAACGATCTGCATCAGTTCTGCCACCTTCTTTACAAATCCGGGAATGATTGATTTCTTTTCTTCCATGTAATCCTCCTTTGTGCATAGGAAAAGCACCATGCGGCTGCATAGTGCTTTAATTCTCTATTTCGTGTTTGCTGTTGTCGGTAAGTTCAACGCTCATGGTTGTTTATCAATAGTCGTTGTTGGCCTCTGCTTCAATTTCTTCTCCGGTAGAGACAGCCTTTTTTACCGCATCAATTATTACATCGTCCGAAGCGCCCATAAATAGGAACGCCGGGAACCCTCCAAATCTTTCTGTATATGCGCGAATGGCTTCATCAACTGTCATTACACAACCCCTCTGATGATGTCAATTACAAGTTTAACCGCGTTTGGGAATATCCGTTGCATCTGCAAAAAGGATTCTTCATTCGCCGCGGCGCTATCCAATACTTCTGCAAAAAATTCTCGTTCTGTTGCTCCGGGTCGTTTGTGATATTTCACGCCATGCCCAATTCCCAACGGATATGACGTGTTTGTACAATACTCAAGGATATCTGAAATATTTCCGCATTCTGTCAGCGGCATATTTTCTGACTTAAGCATTGCGATTAGGTCGGCATTTTTCTTCGCACCAGATGCTTTCTTAAACGCTAAGTAGTCGCTTTTTATAATGCCCCCTAATCTTTTTCCATTATACGCCATATTGGAGGCATATGCAACTGGGTTTTTCCCGCCAATAAGCCAATCAATGTTATGTCCAAACTCGTGAAACGCCACTTGATACGGCTTCTGATATCTACTTCCGGCCGATGCACTTGCCTCGTCAAAGTGTATGCCTCCATCTCCACCAGAGAAGTATGCGCCCTTTTTATAGTTCCCGTCAACACATTTTAGCTCGTCCTCATATTTTGCATATACTTCTTTTGTTTCCCTGTGCGTACTTTTACTGAGCGTTTCTTTCATCCCGATTCCGAAGCTCGCTGTAATTCCGGAAGTCCCAGAGAAGGTTGCAGGATGTTTAGTTGCTTTCTGTTTCCACCCCACCCACTCCTGATACGTCATATCAGAAATAACCACGCTCTCGCCCGTCTCGGGGTCACGCGCACGGCGCTGCGCGTCGGACGTGTCCACATCGTCCAGCGCTGCGACCATCGTGCAGCGGCAGTTATAGACCTCGCCGGGCCGCCCCTGCGGGTCGCCGGGGAAGCGGCAGCCGTTGGAAAACTTATCGTCCGTGCCGACCTTCTCCCCGTCCAGCGCCGCGTGGGAGTGCCGCGTGCGCCCGTCTAACGTCGCCAGCCACTCTTTTTTGAGCTTGATCCCCATCTTCTCCGCCGCCGCGTAACTGTCCATACGCCCGGCGTTCTGCGCCCCTGTGAAGGCCGTGCGCGCCGTCCGGATTGCGCTGGTGCGGTCCATGGTCGTGATGCGCTGCTGTAGATCGTCCGCGATTCCCCGTAAACTCCGGCCCTGCAGGATAGAGCTGGTCACGCTGGCCGTGATCTGCCGCCGCCCATACGCCAGGTCAATACCACGCCGCAGCGCCCGGGCAGGCGGATAATTGGGCATCAGCTCCGGCTGCTCCACGATCAGCCGCCGGGCCGCCTGCTCGTCCCAGAGGTCAAAACCGACGTTCCCAGCAACCTGCTCGATCGTATACGCCGCATAGTTGCGGTTCAGACTGTAAATGCCCGGAGTCTCGTCGTTTATGTAAGAAATCGCCACGGCGTTTGCATTGGTCATCCGCTGCGCAATCCGCTCCCGCAGTGCCTGGTAGCGCTCCCCGCGTCCGATTTGTGCCAGCCGCCATTGTTTATAGTCCTGCTCCGTCCACTCCTTGCCGTTGACGACCTCGCCAATCAGCGCCCTCATTTCCTCGTCGCGCTTTGCAAACTGCTCAAAGTAAGCGTCGATGGTCTCTTGCAGCTCCCGCCCGGCCTGTGCATAAAGCCGCGCTATGCGGCGCTCCAGATCCCGGAGCTTTTTGTCAGTCAGCGTATGTCCGAGGTCATGCGTCGCCATTGTTATTCACCGGCGCTGGCGGCTCCTGCGGCTCGCCAAAGCTGCGGCCCAAGTCCTCAGCGGACCGTCGCTCCATCATGGCCTCGTACTGGTCAATGTCCCCGTTGATCGTCAGAAGCTTCTTTGTGATGTATTCGTCATCGTAATACTGCGCCCCAAGCAAGAGCGCCTGCGTCTCTTCGGTCTTGTTGATGATCTGATTCCGCGTGTAGCTTGGCTGATCGTCGATACCGGCCAGCCGCAGAATTTCCACAATGAAGCGCGTGACCTCCGCCTCAAACTTGTCTGTTTTCAGGTCAAGCGGCACATAGCTGGCCTTGATTGCCGTCGCAGTCTGGTTTCCCGCCGTGATAGCAGAAGCGTCGAAACACTGAAAATCTTCATACAGCTTCCGTTTCAGCATGTCGATCGTCGTATTGGTCCCTTCGTACGGTGCTTCAATTGTCTGCGGTGTTGCCTTCGCGCCGTCGTCGCCGTCTGCGTGGGCCACATGCAGCGTTTTGAGTCGCTCCACAAATTTTACATCGTCGAGATCATCCATGCCGCCGCAGTTAGAGAGGACCCAATAAATCAGATTCCCCTCGTCCACATTGTTGACCATGTTTGACGTCGCCAGATCCAGCGCGTCGATGGTGTTTCGGCTCCCGGCAATCTCAGATAGGCACATGCGATTGTTTTTCAGAGGAACGACCGGGAATCCGGGGTAATTGCCGCCGTCGTATATCTCGCTGCCGCCGACCGGAGCAGTACGAATTAAAAGCTTATAGCTGCGCTTCGGCTTCATCACGTCCATGCTTTTGTTTTTTTCCTGGAAATACTCCGTAAACCCGTCCGGTTCATAGAGGGTGGCCCGCAGCGGCTTGTCCTGTGCAATCTGCCAGAAGCGAATGCCCGCCATCAGCGCACCGTTTTCCTCATCGTAGAGCGGCACAAACTCCAGCAAACTGAACACCCGCAGGTGATCCAGATCCCAGAAGCCGAAGGACACGCCTGCAATTTTCGCGCTGCGTGCGGCATCCATGATTTCCTGGTCAAAATCAGCGCACAGTTTCTTTCCGGTCGATTCATCGCCGAAGGTGACGCCATTGCCCAGAAGATAGCTGACAGCCTGGTCGACCGCAAAGCCAAAAAATTGGCTTGCAAGCTTATGATTTGCCGTCCACATGTCCTTGTGTGCCTTGCCCTGCAGGTCGTAGAGGACTTTTTCATAACGATTGATCGTCGGATTCAATCCGCTATAATACAGCTCCGCATCCGCTGCGGTCCGGTAAGCCGGAGACCCTCGATGCTCCATAATAGCCGCGCGGATAAATGCGATTCGGCTCTGTTCGCTCTTGCCAGCCGCAAGCAAATCTTGATACGTTTTGATAGTCGCTCACCTCTCTTGCAATAATGATTGATACGCCGTTTTCCCCGCCTTCTGGCGGAGGACGGTATAAGCAAAATAGCGGATATCGTCCATGGCGTGGTCATTCTCTTTTACGGGCCGGTCCGTCTCCGTCTTTTCATCCCATCGGTAGAGACCAAACTCCCGAATGCAGGCGCTGCAGCTGCGGTGGATTTTGATTGTCCCGTCCTGCAAAAACCGCGCCGTCGTGTTGATTCCGGCCAGGACATCATTTTTCGCCTTGCGTACCGGAAAGCGCTTGTGCCGCCGTATGACCTCGATGAACGACGCCGCCGACGGGTCGACGATCACCGCCTGCACAGGCTTGTCCCCGGCCAGCTGCTCCAGCGCGGTGTAATAATCCTCATCGGTTTTATGCCGCTGTTCCTGCCGCCCGGAATAGTAATATTCCGCAACGCGGGTCGCTGTTTTGCCGTCCCAGCACCACAGCCCGGCAGAGAACGGGTTCAGCGTTCCATAGTCGCAGGAGATATAATACCGACCGCCTTGCGGGGGATTATCCACAAGGCAGCCTTCGCCGAACATGGGGTAAATTAACCCCTCTGCCAGGACCCACAGGCCCCGGATGTAGCGATCATAAAAGACACCGGAGAACATCGCCTGATAGCGCTCCAGCGTCTTTTGCGACAGGCCGGGGTTGTCCGTCATCTCAAAGTGAAGGTACAGTGTGTTTCGAGCTTCATGCCTCTGAATCCACTCGGTGTAAAACCAATGCTGCGGGCTTCCAGGGTTGCAGGAAAACCACAGCTTTGCTCCGTCCACGCTGCAGCGCGTCAAGGCCTGCTCGACAAATGAGCGCGGCATGAGCACGACCTCATCCAGCAAAACGCCAGCCAGTGTACGGCCCTGAATCAGCGTGTAACTCGCCTCATCCTTGCCGCCGAATACCTCAAAATAATTCGTCACCGCACCGCGACGCACCTCCATTACTTTGTCGCCGCGTCGCCAGCGGATCAGATATTTCTCTTTTGCAAGTCCCATGGCCGTAAACGGCACGATGATATTTTTCGTGCAGCTGTCGACCGTCCGCCCGCAGACACCAAACCGCTGACCGTTAAAGCTTTCCATCGCCCAGCGCACGAAAGACCACATCATGATGGAAGTCTTGCCGGAACGCACCGCGCCGTCGCAGATAAGCGCGTCGTATTTGGAATACGGAAAGGCCATGATTTTCTGCTGCTTTTCACTGATCATCGCTTTCCAACCCTTCTGCCATTTCACGCAGGCTTACACTCAAAGCGTCCTCCTGCGTGTTATCCGCCGGCAAACCCAGCTCAACCACGTCGCGCTGACCAAGATACTGCTTCCCCAGCCAAATAGCCATGCTTGCGCTCTTTGCCGCAAGCTGCCACTGGCTGCGCCGCAGGGAAATTTTCCCCGCTCCCCGCTTTTTCTTGAATACTTCGGAAAAACTGGTATGATAGGTGCGTTTGCACCAACTATTTAGTGTTTTATCGGTCACATCAAACCAACCGCAGATTTCCTCAAGCGTGCATTGCAGGCCGCAGAGGTTTTCGAATTGCTTTTGATCTATTTCCTTTCTTGGCCTTGCCATACGCGCCCTCCTTTCTTTGGAACCATAACACGGCATTTTGGAGCAGCGAGGTCGGAGTTGAACCGCCATCTTTCCGCAGGATGCGGAACGTTTTACCGTTAAACTACCGCCGCGTATTGCCGTGTCACTGGTGCCTTTCTGCTTGCGTTACCTTTTCGCCCTTATACATCCCAGCCCCAATTTCATCAATTTTTGAAAATGGAATGACAGGGACGGTAAGGCGCTCTTTGTATGCCAAATCAATAAAATAGATATACCGAAGTTGATACCCGGTTAATATTTCGCCCCCAACATAGGCTACATATTTTTTGAAATTGAAGTTTCCGCCGGTTATATCGTAATAGCTTTTCCCTCCAAGTTCCTTCCGGGGGGATGTTGGATTGCTCTCAAGGGTCATTTTGTGTATTTTCTCGCCGTTCGGAAGCTGCACAAGATTCCCATTCGGTTTGATTGCCGTCAAAACAAAACCGCTTGCCCGGTAAATTGTTCCGTCCCCGCAAGAACACCCATCCGCAAACGATATAACCCATTTGATTTGCGGTGCGTTTTTCCGGATTAGCTTCATCGCAACGGAAATCGCCCGGCTCTCGCTATTGCGCGGCAACACGTCATCAAACGCCATTCGGTTTAATTCAATAAATTCGTTCCACCCGGTTCCCTCAACAAGTCCTTGAATTTTAGACTTGTCCAGAGATGGGCCGAAGGACATGACCCCATGAAGCCGCCCCTCGTAAAATACGCCGAAATGCAGATTGCTGTTATTTACAACCTTGCCGCTATAATGGTGTTCCTTGACGAACGGAACGGCAACCTTGCTCGGGATAACTTTTACAATCAGGTCTTTTGCGCTGCCCATTGCCGTATCACCTCATACAATGCATTCCCGTTTTTATTGGCGTTGCCAAACGTTTCTGTTATTTCATCTTCAACACACGTCATAGCATATTCGATCAATTCTTTTTGTTGTTCATGGAGCGTGAATGTCATTTGACAGATTTCCGATTTGTCCCCATCCGGCAAGGAAAAATCAGTGCCGTACTCATCCTCGTTTTCAATACCCCAGTCAAAATCAAACGCCGACAAATCCAACTCCGGCAATTCCTCTGCCAGCAGGTCAAAGTCCCAGTCGCTCTCGTTGCTCTTGTTATCCACCAGCCGCAGGGCGTTTACCTGCTCCGGTGTCAGATCGTCCACGCAGACGCACGGCACTTCTTCCATGCCCGGCTTCTTTGCCGCCATAGCGCGGCAGTGGCCGATTACAATTACTCCATCACGGTCAATCACAATCGGCTGCACAAAGCCGTACTGCTTGATGCTCTCCGCAACGTTATTGATTTGCCGTTTATCGTGTTTCTTTGCGTTCGCCGCATATGGAGTGAGCTCCGATAGCCGCCTGTTTGTGATTTGCATGATAGACCCTCCAAAAAGCAAAGGCACCGAGAAATTTTCTCAGTGCCTGTACCCTATATTCATGATACTAGTATAGCACAGAGTTTTTCGCTTGTCACTGACAGAAAAGTGACACTTTCGCCTGCTTAAGTTTCACCCACGCCATATAACGCAATTACGAACCGCCGAAGTGCGCGATCTGCGCGTCGGTAAACGCTGCGCTCGTCTAATCCCAGCATTTCCGCTATGCGCGGCGTTCCGCCCGAAATGCGGTGTATGTACATATCAGTTAATAAATCCCGTTCTGCAGCGTCCAGGGCCGCGAGGGACGTGTTCACGACATTGCACGCGAGCTTCGCCCCGGCAATCATCCGCTTGATCTCGTCGCGGTGAATGATATTTGACAGCAGCTTGTCCTCCCGGGAGCTGCCGCCGCCCTGGACGGGCGTAGCGTCCGCCGTGGCGCTTCGGATGTTGGTAGCCTCCAACTCCAGCCGCTGCAGTTCCTCCTGTAGGCTCTGGATTGCAGCAGCCTTTAGCG